GTTAAATAACTGTTGACTGCCTAATCAACTTCTGTATGATTGGCAACATCAACAACTCAAGGAGTAAACAACATGGCAAACAACTTTTCACCAGTTATCGAAAATCCAGTGGCATATCACAATGCTGTTAAAAGCTACATCATTGCCAATGCTCAGAAAACTTGGAGAGCCAAAACTGATCGTGCTGGCGAAATTGAAAGTGCTTTGACCGCTGGAATCATACATAACAGTCATGGTGACTTTATGGGCTATGAAGATAGCTTTATTGGCTCTATGGCTAACAGTTTTTACACTTGGGGCAAACTGTCAGAAAAGCAGTGTGCCGCCATCCTTAAAGGCATTGATGCCAAGATTGCTCGTAAGGCTGAGTGGGCTGACAAAGAAGCCGCCTTGAATGCCTCACGCACCCACTTGGGTGAAGTTGGTGCAAAGATTGCCCTTACCCTCACCATTTGTCATATCGTTGTGTTGGATGGTGCTTATGGCACTAGTTACATCTACATCATGGAAGATGCCGACAAAAATGTTGTCATCTACAAGGGTAACTCTGATGCTATTGCTTGGACTCCAGAGGGTACTGTGCGCTCTAAAGGCGATACCCTCACTATCACCGCCACTGTCAAAGATCATGGCGTTCGTAATGGAGTCAAGCAGACTGTTATCCAACGCCCCAAAGCTGTTAAAGAGTTAGTAGCCGCCTAATCAACCCCAAAGGGGCGCAAGCCCCATCTTTCAACCTAACAGGAGAATTGAAGATGCGACAAATTGACGACTCAGAAGCAGAAGAAATCAAAGCGGAGGCTCGTCTAGAAAGACGCTACCGCTTTCAACTGCTCAACCACCCCGACTGCCGTGATCCCGACCATCCAACCTGTGAACTCTGTGAGGAGAATGATGATGACGCTTAAGCAAACCCTGCAAGCCACCCTAGTGGGCTTGATCCTGTCTGTACCTTTCCTGATTGAGATTGCAAAGGAGTTGGTGAAATGAACAACTTTCCACAACCAACATACTTTACAGATAAACACGCACTAAGCATGGAATTGCGTGATTACTTTGCGACACATGCTATGCAAGCGTTGATTGACAACGATGGTTTATTTTCAGAGATACCAACACAGGCTTACGCTTTGGCAGACGCAATGCTGAAAGCGAGGGAGGAAAAATGACACCACTCCAAGACTTCTGTCAAAAACCTCGGTCAATGGAAGAGTTGACAGAGGGTGGATTCAAACCTAATAGCGTCTATAGCGCAGTCAAAAAGGGTGAACTCAAGAACATCAAGGCAACTGATGATTGGGGGCGCAGAACGCATGGTAAGGGCTTATTCCTCTCAACAGTCACCATTGCACCTATGAACTTTACCGCACTTCAGCAAGCATGGAATTCACCACAACCACAAGGAGAGACAACATGACCATCGAAAAAGAACTTGAAGAACTCATCACCAAGATTGCGCCTAGCAAAGACATCGCTGGCGGCTTTATGAGTCGTGACCAGATCATTCAACTCATCCGCAAGGTGGCAACTGAGGCATCCCTGATTGGGTACTGCCACGCTGAGAAGTCCACCAGAGAACGTATGGAGAAGAAACTGAAGATGGTTGAACAGGAACTGACCATCATTAAAGAAGAACTCAAAGACGCTGAGTTAGAACTGATTGCATCAGCAAAATGAGCCACTTGCACAAAGTCATCCTAGTGTTGCTTTGTGCTGGCGCACTCTTTTATTTTGACTCTCAAGAGGAGAAGACAAATGCTAGAAACCATAGTAAGTTTCATGCTGATAGCGATATTCGGATTCGCATTGGGCATAGCAGTTTGCGTAGCATTTGTTATGTGGTTACTAAAAGAAAGCGAACAAGAGTGAAATGTCCAGTATGCGAAAAGTGGGTTAAGACCCTTGAGACACGAGAAAGAAAAGACAAGTCAACCTACAGACGCTATGAATGCGCTAACTTGCACCGATTCGTGACCAAGGAAAAGATTGAAAGAGTATTGGTGGTAAGCCACAACAAAAGGAAAAAGGCATGACTGAATCATTAAATCGCAAAAGACAGATTGAGGAGTACAAGACCCAGCAGGAGGTTTATGACGAGCTACGCAATGACATCATTGAGGAGGTAGCTGTTGAGATTGAGAAGATGCAAGGGTTTGGCAAAGACACATTGAGTTCGTTTGGTATTTTCATCAGGGGAATGAAACGATGATTGTCAAGATACGCACCTTTTATGGCAGAAGCAGAGGTCTGCGAGGCGAGAGGGAGACTAAGGTAGATGAGGGAGTGGCTTGGTTATGCCAGAAGTGTGGAGAGGTGATCCTATATCAACACCTCATCCACAAACACTTTTGCAAGAGACTGCTTACGATAAGAGTCAAATCTGATACTTAAAAGTATCAGATTTACCAATATATTGTTACTTATAAGTTGTTTGCAAGTGTCATATTCTTCCCTTAAAGTTTGTTTGCGGGCTGTTCCGCAATCAATTTAAGGAGTTAATCATGTACAAAATTGAAATTCACATTGGTGATGGTTGGGGTTTTGATGATGAAGAAAAGTTGGTAATTGAAACCGCTGATTTTGAAAAGGCTCAGATCATTCAAGAATTCATCGAATTCCAAAAAGACTACGGCTGGGCAGTCGAATATGATGTTGTCACCGAGTTTGACGATGAGGAAGACGAGTACGAAGACGAAGACTATGACGCTGAATTAAACGAAGACGAAAGCGTTGAAGTCGAAGAATCCGAAGAATACGAAATCGGAGAGACTGTAGAAGACGAAGATGGCTTGGTCTGGGAGCGTGTGGCATAATATTTATGCAGTTGTTAATTTATGGGGAGTCTTAGGACTCCCCTTTTTTATACATCGTAAATCTTGCCTCTAAATTCAACTTGACCTTCTGCCCACTTCATCACCAACTCAGGGAAAAGTAATTTTCCATTATGGAATGTAAGTACGGCAAATCCAGATCGCCAGTTAGTAGGGGAGAGTTCTAGATAGTTCTCAAACTGCACCCCATCAGTATCAGCAAGAGTTCCTGTATCTACCCCATAACGAGTGCCGTTATAGTCATTGAAAGGGGTCACTTTAAGGCTATGCAGATGCCCTGTGACCATCGAAACACCAGCATTGACAGTATTATTGTGTGTAGCGTGTATACCACCCTTCCATCGGTGCTTAATGACTACATTATCAGTTGCCCAACAAGCCCAACAAGGATGCCACGCAGGAAAATGGTCTTTTAAGCTAAACCCTTTGACAAATTCATACTGCGGCGCATTGGCGGCAAGACGATTCTCAAACCTAGCGTCATGGTTTCCAAGTGTCCATACTAGGTTTACATTGTGCCTTGCTTTTTTAGCAGTTTCCTCAATCTCGCCCATTGCAATGTCACAGGCTTTGAGTTCTTGAATAACTGATGGTACGGAGTCCCAACCAATTCTGGGGAAGCGGCTGATGCTACTTCCATCGAATATATCGCCATTGGCTATGACTGCCTTTGGCTGAAACTCTTTGATAGCCCAAAGAAGTCCCTTGTATGCAGTTGTATGAATATTTGGATGGAAATGAGCATCGCTGAAAACGATGACAACACCATTCTCAATTCCTAATTCTTTTTTTGCTGGATTATCTGTTCTTTTTACATTTATAACTACATTTTTTGGTGGAAGAACTTGCTGTTGCTTCAACTCTATATTGCGTCTGCGTCTATGGATTGAACGAACATCCATATCCATGATTTTTGCAATAATAGATGCGGATTGATGTGTCTTCCACAACTCAAGAAATTCTTTATCTGACAATTTTGCCATGACAACTCCAGTGAAGTTGCCACGAATCTAAACAAAATCAATGACAAGCAAGTGAAAGTTAATGTAAATAATCTTTATTTAGGATTAAGCAACTAATCCATTCAGATACTGAGTCTTGCCCGCTACCTTGACAGCAGTCAGTTCTTGTTTCTTCAGATTGTTCTGGTCATAGCTGACATGAACCCATCCTGAGTTTGGTTGACCTTGGGTGTAGAACTCCAGAATCAATTGGGTGTAGTCAAGGTTATCCATGATCCATTGCGCCAGATCGGGATTGGCGATTCCATCAACTTCAATATCAGCCGCCATACCTTTACAGTGGTCAGAGGTCTTAGAGCCTCCAACAGCCGCATTTGACTCAGGACTACGATAGCCAGAGTTAACAGTCACTCGACCAAAGTTATCACGCACAGGTTGCAGAACCATCTCGCACAAGGTTTTCAGGTTCTCTAATGCCTCATCATCAGGTGTATTGTCCAGACCCAGACGAGTAGCGGTATCTGATTTGGTGAGTTCTTTTAGCGTGAAGTTGGCTGACAAGTTCATGGTTTTCCTTTTAAGGTTTGATAGATTGAGTTGTAGGCATCGATACAGGCATTGAGTTGTCTGGTGTTGGCATCTCCTTGGTCTGTGATGGCGATAAGAGATTTAGCAATTGTTGGGTCAAGTTCGGCTGTTGCTTGAAGGCTATCTCTGGGGGGAGAGGTGGAATCTGTGGGGGTTGGTATGGGGCAGTTGGTTGCCTTGACAGGAATCCGCAACTTGAGAGCACCAGACTCAAGGTCAGAATTGCGCTTTTGTTGAGCGAGTTTTGCATCTTGATTTGCTTTCTGAAGTTTAGTGGCTTGGGTTTGAATTGCTGAGACTAGGATTTGTTCCTTCTGCCTAGCCTCGGCATTGAGGGTGGCTATCTCAAGTTGCTGACGAGTCACCTCATCATGCTTGCCCTTGAAGTAGCCACCACCAAACGAACTCATCACCGCCATCAGGATGCCCAACAGCACCCAAGGATTAAACAGACTCATGGTGCTGGCGGCTCGTCATTGTCTGTAGCGTCTGCCTTGGCTATCGCCTTGGCACTGGCTGAGACAGCAGAACGACCAGCGACACCACCCAAAACACCAGTGATGAACACCATGATGGTGTTGATCTGTTGGGTGTAGACCTTGTCAATTGCCGCCATGCCATTCATGGGTTGCGTCACAAATGAAACGCTGTAGAGGAACATGGCTACAGAGCCAAGAAGAATCATAGTCAGGGAGAAGATGACAATTGCCCAAATTCGGACTTCAATCTCTTCAGCAGTCATTCGGTTGTTTGGTTTAAATCCTACTGTTGGCATTACTTTTTCTCCTGTTCAGGTTTAACGAGTTGCTCTGGACAAGTACCTGTAGCGGTACAGATTGGGGGTTTACATTCAGCACTAGACCAATTCTGAGGGTCTTGGCATGGGTATCTGAATCTGTCTTGACAACCTACCAACAGAACCAGTGCCGTTAAACAAACTATTTTCATTTCTCTTTCTCCCTTTCCTTCTGTTCAACTTGTCTTCTCAACTTCTCCACCTTTTCAACCTGAGACTTTGCCTCATTCTTAGTCTCCAAGATGTCAAGATAAAGAAACCCCATGATCGGCAAGAGCAGAGCAATCAGTACGCAAGCCGCAATCCAACCCATTACTTCCTCCCCCAATGGCTTACGAACACGAACCACAGCCATAGGTAAAGGAGGAATATAGAAGTCGCTACCACTGCCGCCAGCTTTGCTTGTAGGTTTCTTTCCTCCTCTTTGCGTAGCCATTGCTCTTGCCTCTTTATTGCTTCTTCTTTCAACCTTGCCTGAGTCTGCTCCTCCTCAATCTTGTCCTTCATGTCATATACAGAACTGTACAAAGCCCCCATCTCAGGGGGCGCACTGTATACGAGGCACTCACGAATCTGAATCACCAACCTATCCATCTCTTGCTGTGCCATCACCCTCTTAAGAGCCGCTTCCATGTGGTTCTGATTGGGGTCATAGACTGTCAGACTCTTCTCTTCCTCTTCCCGAATGTGTGCCGCTAACTGCTCCTGAAGTTTGAAAAACTCGGTCAGGTTCTTAACTATGTCTATCTTGACTTGAGTCTCGTCAACATTGACATAATCCGACTTTTTAGACTTTGCCACAGGCTTTGCAACTTGAGGCTTTGAGCTACCAGCAAAGAACTTGCGTAACTTACTCCAGAAGCCACCAAGTTCCTTGCCGATAGCCACAACTTCATCAGCAGTTCTTTTGACTTGAACAAACTGATCTTTAGCTTGCTTGTAGAGGTCAACACCTTGCTGAATCTGCTTGACCAGCCCTGCCGCCATGAGGCAAATCGTGATTGGATCAATTTCAGTCTCCCTTACTCAAGGCATCTTCAATTCGTGCTTTTAATTTGCGGTCTTTTACAAATTGATTTGCATAACGAATACTTGCCAAAACAGGAACTGGTAATCCTGTGAATGCAAGACCACCACCAACCTCAGATATTGCCAACAAAATAGTGCCAGCAGTACCTGATGAATTTACTAAAGTTCCGGGCGGTACTGTTTGAACATACTGCAAAACTTCATTCAAATCTCTAACCTTTTGAGCTTTGTCTTTGCCAAGCACAATGTCCAACCTACCATTTTTATCTAGGCTTTGTATTGCATCATTGAGCTTTGCTGGAGAAACAATCTTTCTTCCCATTGAGTCAGTTCCAACACCACTTGTTGCAACATCTTGAATATGATTGATAGTTGAGCCTTGAATCTCTTTCCAAGCACTCTGTCCATCTTTACCACTGGTGTACAAGACACGCTTTAGGAATGTAATCTCTTCAGGACTGCCATTCAAAACTGATTTTTGGAAGACTTCACTAGCCTCAATTTTTGGATCATCCTTGCCTTTTACCTTTGTGAGTAAATTGGCAACAATGGCACGACCTTCAAATTTTCGAGCTTGTTGTTCACGCAATGCCCTAGCTTGCTTATACAAATCACCGCCAACACCTTCTGTAGATGCATCAATAACTTGTTTAAGTTCACCGCCAAACTTTTTGTTTGTTGGGTCTATGCCAATCGTATTGCCAATGCTTCTACGCAACAATTCAGTGTTCTTTAAATCTGCTGGCAAGGCTCTGACTGTTCCATCATCAAGTTGCTCTAGGATTCCAAGTTGAATTCCCTTGTTTTTTGCAACATTAAGAACAGGGGCAACTGTTGATTCTGGAAGATTCTGATTGATGTAATCAGCCAATGAATCAAGTTTTACTGGTGCTTGAAGTTCACCAGCATTTTCAGCCTTTTTATATGCCGCACTTGTCTTTGCTTTAGCACCTTGCCAACCCTGAGACAAAGCATCAATTACCTTGTTTCCTGTAGCCGCAAACCCAGTTTGAGCCGCTTCAGCACCCGTCATTTCCATTAAGGCATCAAAGTTTTGAAGAACCTCAAGATTGTTTTGCTCAACTCTTTTACGCAAAGGTTCGCCAAACTGACCCTTCATCTGTTCTTTTTCAAATGCGAGTTGTTCTGCCTCACGGGTTCTTGCACCCTTTGTCAAAGTCACAGGAACAGGAAGATTGGTGGCTGTTGCCTCACGAACTGTAGGCATTGCAGTAGATGCCGCCCCAACACTTTGACCAAATGTAGGCTCAATTCGTGGAGTTACTGGCTTTTTACCAAAAGTACCACGAATAGTAGAGATTCCACTTTCAATAGGAGAAACAACAGCTTGTTTTGCACCCTGAGAAAATAAACCTGATGGCATTACTGGCGCAAGTGGGATAAGTTCAGCCCCTGCCTTACCAAGCATCTGGACTTGTTCTTGTCCAGCTTGAGTTCTTGGCATATAGGTATATTGCTGACCGCCTAATGCGGCTCTTTCTTGAATCCTTTGAGCCGCTTGAGGTGTACCAAATTGACCAGATTTAAGTTCCTCATAAGCCCCAGTTAGAGCACCACCAACAGTACCAGCAAGACCTGTTGTGCCACCAGTTAACAGTGATAAACCTGTTTCTCCAGCACCAATAAGTTGTTCTCCAAAAGTTGGAGATTTATATACTGGTGGAGGTGGTGCTGATGTTGGTTGTGGCTCAACCATACCAAGAACAATGCCAAAGTCTTCTGGAGTAGCAAGACCAGATTTGATTGCTTTATCAATGATTTGAGATTGAGTTGTTCCTTCTGGAACACCCTCAATAATTACCCCATTTGGCAGTTCAATATCCATGATTGTCCTTTAAGGAAGATCAGACCATTTTTTCACAACTTTACCCTGTTGCTGTTGCTTAACAGGTGGTGATGGTTGTCGATTTGTTGGAATTTGACTAATAGATTCAGATGGAGATACCCCAATCAACCCTTGATATGGGTCTAAGATGTCTTCTTCTGATCCGCCTAATTCTTTCGCTTTTTTGATGTACTGTTTGCGGTAAATATTCAGTTGAGTTTGTTTACCTTTTACAAGTTCAGTTCCAACCTTAAGCAAATCTTTGCGTTGATCTGGAGTAAGACTTCCACCCTCAAATACTCTTTGGGCTAAAGCCTTAATCTTTTGCGGAATTGATGGATTTCCAAGAATTGTATTTTTATCACCTTCTTGAACAGCACCAGATGGGTCATAAATCTTACCAATGTTAAAGATTGTTGCACCATCAGCACTTGGGTTGCCGCCTTGAGCCAAAGCAATAGATGATTGCAAAGCTTTGAATCTGCTTGCAGTTTCAACATCTCCACCAGATTTAAGGAAGTTTTCCCATTTACCCATGACATCAAGATTAGCCTTCGCTACAGCAGTTGGGTCTTTAAGATCAACTGTCATTTTTGGTGCTTTTGCTACTGCTTCAGTTTCAACTCTTTTATTTACAGCAACTCTTTGAGCTTGAGTCAAATCTCCATAATTGGCATTAAACAACTCAAGAGAAATCCTTTCCGCATCAGAACCAACAGATGGTTTTGTTTCAGGTTTCTCAGGTCTTTGTAATTGAATCTTCTCAGCCTCAAGAAGTTTATATTCTTGGCTATTAGGATCAAGATTTGATTGCTGTTTTCCAATCTCGACAATACGAGATGCAACTTGAAGTTGAGCCGCTGGAGTAATCGGTTTTTCAGGTCTTTGAAGTTGATCTTTTTCAGCCTGAAGAATTTGAAATTCTTGGCTTTGTGGGTCAAGAGTAGTTTGTAGTTTTGTGATTTGAGCAATACGAGCCGCAACTTGCAATGGTGCGGCAATGGAAGTGGCTTTATCACCAACCAAAACTTTAAGTTGATTCTCTAACATTCTGATTGCCCTATCTCTTTCAGGAGATGGAGGCAATGCAGAATATTGGTCAATGGCATCTTGAATCTGAGGAATCATCTGAGCTTTTTGAATGTCTGCTGGCACAGCCAATTGACGTTCTTTATTTGCTTGTGCAACTTGAACAGCCGCTTGTCTACCAGCATCAGCCAAAGCAATTGCAAACTGTTGATCTCCAGAGCTAGCCGCCAATTGAGCCGCCTTCATAAATGACTCAGGGTTAGATGGGTCAAGTTGAGATGCTAATTGTTGACGCTGAGAAATAATCCTAAGTTGTGGGTCTTCTCCTCCCAAAGCACCGCCAATAGCACGACCTAACTGTTGTGCGCCAAGGGCAATGCCATACTGACCCTGTTGCATAGGACTGAGTTGAGCCATTTGCAAGGCTTGAGCCTCCATAGCCGCCTGACGCTGTTGCTCATACTGTTGTGGGCTTGCGAATAAACCTAAGATGTCTGATGTTGCCATGATTTATCCTTTTATTGACCAAATGGACTAACAGTCAAATTGGCTGATGGAGTTGTTCCATAGTAACCACTGTACGCATTTGGAGAAATGCCATATCCAGCCGCAGTTGTTGGAGAACTACCAAAGTTTTGGTTTTGCCACCAGTTAGCAACACCACTACCAAACTCAGGACTTCTACCCAAGTTCATCAAACCAAGTCCAATGCCACTTTGTCCAGCGGCTTGTTGTTGAGTTATTGCCGCATTCAATCCACCTCTGAGCAAATCTGCGCCAACATTAGCACCAGCAGTAGCGGCTTGACCACCCAATGATGAGCCTAAAGTCAAAGGTTGTTGTCCAAGTGACTCAATCGTAGAGCCAGCACCCAAATATGCACTGAATGGGCTTAATGCACCAACCTGACCAGCTTGGTACTGTCCAAGCAGTCCAGCACCTTGACCCAATAAACCTGTGCCAAATGCCACATTCTGCTGTCCAGCCTGTTGAGATTGAGCCGCCAACTGAGCATCTTGTTGTGCAATTGCATTGTAGTAAGCCTCCATCTCAGGAGATGCCGCCCTCAAACCCTCACCACCGCTAGGGCGCAATCCAGTACCTCCTACAGATAAACCACCACGACCTGTCTGGTACAACTGGTTCTGCAATTGAGAGAATTGACGCTCACGACTAGGGGCTAGCAAATCCTGTTGCTGTTGCATATATTTAGCCGCAACTTGTTCAGGGGTTTGCTGTAAATACTGCTGACCCAAATTAAACAAACCAGTAGCATTTTGCTGAAGTGGCGCATATTGCTGTGGAGCTTGTTCTGCTTGAGTTAAAGCATTGCCAGTGAGAGCCTGTATTCGGTTCTGATAGGCTTGTAACTCAGGGCTGACTGTATAACCAGCACCAGACAAATAACCGCTAGGGTCAAACTGGAAGTTTGAAGTGCCGTAACGACTTGTTATCCCAACAGGGCGAAACCTAGCCGCTTCAGCCGCAATTCGTGCTGACTCAAGTTGAGCCTGTGCCGATTGTTGTGCCGCTTTTTTTGCGGCACTGCTTTGCAATGCACCACCTAAAATTGATGCACCTCCTAATACTGCCGCCGCTCCAATTCCCATCATGTTCTCCTGACAAATATTTGTCTCAATTTTGCATCTGAACCGACAAAATCTTTCAGATACTCAAACCCAACGATACTCAAAAACTTTTCATGCTTTACATCATCAATCTCATGTATCGCAAATATCTCGCATCTGTGTATCTCAAACAATTTCTTCAAATCACTCAAAAACTCTTTCTTCACTTCCTTTGTCCATCTTGTGCAATCGCAATGAATAAAAGTGAATCCACAATCATTTTCCAAAAACACTATGTAATCTTTGTTGTAGATTACAGGTGTCTTCATGCAGTCCGTTTCCACATATACACAGTGATATATGGCTGATAGTTGGCATTTGTACCACTTGAACCAGTTGTAGAAATGCTTGTTGAAACTGAAATACCTGTTGATGCAGAACCTGTTGTTCCTGCCACTGCGCCTTGACCAGTTCCATTGATGTTTTGAACATAAGTTCCGGGGGATGGTTGTGTATACGAGTGGTTGTGAGTAGGGTCTGTAACAGTAGATGTTGCTGTGTGAGTGTGGCTGACAGTGATTGCATCAGCACTACCACCAGTTTCTTCAGCAGTATCAAACAATGCATTACTTGCATTGAAACCAACCATGACACGACCAGCACCAAATGCAGTCCAAGTACCAAATCCTAGCAATGTTGCAGGATTGGTGCTAGAAGTAGCATTTGTGTAAATTGAACCAACTGGATATAGCAACGCAATTGCGGCTTGAACAAAAGCAGTTGTTGCTAATGCAGTCGAGCTATTACCTGATGATTGAGTAACTCCAGTTGTTCCTGTAGGAAGTACAGGAGAACCAGTAAAGGTAGGACTTGCCAAATCTGCTTTTGTGGCAATAGCAGTAGCAATGTTATTAAACTCAGTGTCAATCTCAGTGCCTTTAACAATCTTTAAAGCATTGCCAGAAGACAGATTATCTTTTGTTGCAAAATTCGTGCTTTTTGTGTAATCAGTCACAATCTTCCCCTTTAAGTCAGCTTGCCATCTTTGGCTTGAATTTCAATCTTCTGAATTGACAATGCAGAACCATTGATGTCAGATTCATAACCTGTTTGAACAATCTTTCCAGAACCTGATGCTGGAACTTTCAATGTTTGCAATGCAACACCATCAGAATAATAGGCAACAGTTGTGGCATTTGCTCCATATTCAGCAATTCCATAATAGTAAACACCTTGTGCTGGAATAGAGTCACTTGCAGACAAATAGTTTGTTTTGAAATCAAAACCCCATTTGAATGTCACAACTTGATTTGTGCCACCAATCACAACAATTGATAACTTCTTCAAGATGGAAATCACATTTGCGTTACCAAGATCGGCATGGTTTGTGTAATACAACATCCGATATGAACTTGTGTCATCTTGATAGGTGTTATACAACCCAATGTAACCAGTTTTACCAATATACAAAGTTCCATCTCTACGAGACAAAAAAGATTTAGGGGTAATTGAATCCCAAGTAGTTACCCTTGCAGAGCCATCAGGCAAAGAAGCCTTGGTATCAAAACACCAAGTTGTATCAATGCTTGGAGTTACCAATAGGTAAAAAGCCTCACGCTCTGAATAGACAGACTTGATGTTAGACAGCGTTTCACCAGCTACAGCACCCATCAAATCATTACGAATGTTCTTAGACAAGTCTCTTTCAGGTGCAGACTTCTCTTGAATTGTTCTCATCAACGACCTGACACCAGAGTTTGACAAGAACAAAACATCAGTGCTTGTGGTTTGAATACTGTCTCTGGCAATGCAACCAATACCCTCAACAGTATCGCTAATGGACATGGTTGATGGTGCTGTAGCCCCTTGATATACAAGGATTTGACGCTTACCAAAGATGAACAAGAAACCATTGTGAGCCGCCAATCCAGTGATCTGGTCAGCACCATTCACCCATACATTGTTAACATTTAACGAGCCAGCAGTTCCTGTAGACCATACATGACCTGAAATCAAGTCGCTGAAATAGACAGTTGAATTGTTTGATGTTGTATTAGCCGCCCACAAACGACCAAATGCTGAAATGCAAATATCAGCATCAGGTGCAGTTGCTTGGTAACCTGTTTTCTCTGAAACTCTGCGATAAGTTGTAGTCGATACAGCAGGGTCATAAATCAATGGATTGTGACCAGATTGAAAGAAATAGGTAATGCCATTCAATGATGCACATTGCCAATTGCTTGCGCTAATGGTTGGTGCAGTACCCCCACCCCCATAGGTGAGTTCGGTAACAGTATTTGTGGAACTTAACTTGAAAATCTTGTTGTTCCCTGCAAACAAGACAGTCAAAGTTCCATCAGCTAACACTAACTCATGGATGACCTTGACATCATTTGATCCTAAATTTCCAGTAGATGAATTGACTTTAGACCAACCTTTGCGTGATCCAACACGACCATATTGGTCAATGATGCAATTGGTTGCAACCAAAGCAAAACCAGCATTTAAATCAAGAGGCGAGTCTTGAGTATTCAACCCATAAAAGCCGGGGGCTGAGATGCTACTGACTGTAATTGATTCTGCCATTACACTGCCGTAAAAGAATCGTTTTCAGGAGAACGAGCCAGTTCCAAAGAAATCAAATCAGCCAAGGATGACTTGAACATTGCATACGCTTCAGAACTATTTAGCCCACCATCTTCACCACGCTCGACCAACGCTCTTGCATAAGCTCCAAGAACGATTGGTTCTTTTGCAAGTAAGGTTGTATCTGAATCGCTAGAGAAATCACTTTCTGGGACAATTAAACTAAATCTGATGTCATAGACACCATCAGGAACAGCCCAAAATTTGACCTTCAAATCTCCATTGGTGTCTACACCTTGCACTGTGTAATACATTGGAAGATTTTGAATTGGTGTTGGAATTGTGTAATAGAACCTATCATGGTCTTCATGGGACAAGGCAGTTAGCTCGTAATAACGAGATGTATTGATGACATCCATTGTCTTGAATCGTGTTCCAGCACCAGTTAAAGAATAGTTCCCTACCTGACCAGCAACAGTTGTAACTGTTACTGCTTGATTGAAAGCATCCCAATCATAGGCATCAGCCACCTGACGCTTGGTGTCATTGATGTATTTACCAATTAAGGCAGAGTAAGATGTCTCATCTACTGTTTGAACAGTAGATTCACGCAAACGAACCAAAACATCGTTTACAAGAGATAGATAGGTAGGTAAAGCCATAGATTACTTCTTTCCTTTATTTCTTGCCGAAATCGCTTTAGCTTTTGCCTTTGCGTCTGCCTTAGATGTAGCACCCCATGCTTGCAGAGAAAGTAGCAACCTTGTTGGTTTGCCATCCTTGTACTCTGCGCCTTCCATGTTGCCCATTCTGGCGAGAAAAGAAGCTCGTCTTGGATTGTC